ATAAAAAGCAACATTTTAAACAAATTATATGCAATAGCAATTAAACCGTCTGAATCAAATCACTTGATTTCTTAAATGTAATGTCGTAGCTAATAAGCTTGTCAACTAGCCTTGTCTTTTTCTCTAGGCTTTTTGTGTCTATATCAATTGGCGTGCGATCAGCTAGGAATATGTAATCACTTAAAAGCATCTCTTCAATAGTAGCGTTTTGATCTTCGTGAATGTAACCCGAAGTAAGCCTTAAAGTTGTATCTCCATTCGTTCCGTTAGATTGGTATAAATGCCTTTCGGTATCATAAGCTCCAGAAAATACAAAGTTGTTTTTATACGTTCCGTTTCTGGTAATGTTAACGCTTTCCTTTTCAGCCTTAAAAAATGTAAATCCTTGAAACACTCCGTACCTATTTAGAAAGTAAACAGTTTCGGTTTTGTAAATACACTCATCAATTAACTCAAATCGGTAGGTATCATTTATAGTTAAGTATTGAGCATTGCCTAAATTTAATAGAGATAAATCAAAGATAGCGTATTTAATAGCGTCAACTACGTTATCACTCAACACAAGGCTGCGACCAACTAAAATAGTTCCCTCATCATCTCTAAGGAATACATTTGTAAGTGATCCATCAACACTAACTGGCACTACTATCATTCCATCTGGTTTGACTTGATGCCTAGTTGATGTTAGAAGTATGTCTTTTGTATATACGTGCTGCGCCCCTTGTGAGTAGGTGCTATATCCTAAAGTTGTTACAATTTGATTAATTAACGGTTGATCGTTTACCTCTAAATTATTCCTAGTTGTTACCGAGCTAGTTATAACGCTGCCTTGTGCGCTTGGTTGCAAGCCATCCGCAATGATTGGCAGCCTTGGTTTAATAAAGTCCCTAGCATATTGCGATATGGCAAAGTCGAAAGCTGCCCAGTTAACACTAGGGCGTAATTGTGTGGCTTCGTAGTTAGGGTTATTTACTGTAAAATCTGGAAGTACTAAGTCGTCATAAAACCAAAGTTTAAATGACTGTTGAGTAATTAGTGGATTGTTTACGTTTTTAGTTGCATAGTAATTTGATCGAGCCGTAAGAATACCTGTTGACCTATCACTTGAAACCGTAAAGTTGTTTATTTGAACTGAAATTCTATCATCATTAGGCTGCCCCGCATAAGCTTGTGAAAATTGTATATAGTCAAGTGTTGACTTAATTGTAACGGTTGCACCTACTATACTAACCTCCCAATCAGATAAAGGAAGTAAGTCCAAATCTAAAGCAGCCTTATATTTTTGGGCTTGTGTAGTTGCATCCGTACCAACTGAAAACTCACCCGCTTGTGATCTAGTCGTTACTATCTTTTCATTGAAAAATTCAACGCTTTGTAATACGTTATCTAAATAAACAATAGATGTTAAGTTAGCGCCTGTGTTAACCTCGAAGAAGTCGTTAAATGTGATCGCAATTTCTGAAAATGTAGCCATAACATAATAACGAAAAACCTTGTATATTTGTTTTATTTGATTATCTTAGCAACTAATAAGTTTACAAATTAAATAAAAAGTAAACCTTTAAGTTTACAAATTAAAAAAAAGAATTATGGAAATAACAAAACGTAAAACAGATACAGGCTACATTGTAGAGATCAGATATACACTTAATGGTGTTAAGAATAAGAAAGCTATTTTAATAGAGTGCGATCCAGCTCCAGACCATAAGCCTCAATAATCTCATCGGGTAAATCTTTAAATGCACGCTCAAACGGTTTTGTAATAAACTGCTTTGGCTTTATCCCTTTTTTAAATATATGGTTGCTCATAGCAAAGCCGAATGATTGAAACGTGGTAAACCTTCCAGTCTGTTTTGATCTAGGCTTAATACCCTTCTGCTTTGCCCAGTTTATAAATGCGCTTGCTGGTGGCTTCTTACTTTTATAACTAAATGGAGTATTAAACCTGCGTTCCGTTCCGCTTACCCCCTGGTCTTGAAAGTTAGCGTAGTCTAAGCCAGACCCAAAACTAAACTCAAAGGAGTTAGGGCTTACTTTTAAATCATAGCTAATCGACTTGTAAAGCTCTCCTGATGCTTTGACTTTCTTTTGCGTTAAACTACTGCGAGACGCCTGAACTAATCGCTTACCGAATTTATCTAGTATTTTTTTGACTTCTAACAAAACCTCATAACATCATCAGCAACCTCTACCTGCAAAGTAAGAGACCAGCCTATGAGATTGTTTTCTTTACGCTCCACTTTCTGGATAGCTCCTTCGCCTAGTAATGAAATGCCATCGCTTATGCTTAGCTTGTTGTAGATGCGTTTTAAGACGTATAGCTGCGTATTAAACACATCGGGGTCATTCTGTAACTGCTCATCGAATTGATCGAGTGCGAAGAGTTCTAGATCAAATTGAATTACTCCATTCACAAAGTTACCACCATCAGCGACCAAATGCATAATCGGGTAAATTGATTGTCTCTTCAAATCTGCATCTCCTAGCTCGTCGCCTTCTGTAAATGTATTACAGTCGTTGTCCGAAAGTGCTAAGCCTTTAATGTATTCTATTAATAAGTAGTATCCATTCATGTATTAATAACGAAAATATAGGGTGTTTTGTTTTATTTAAAAAAAGTTTAAAATAAATTAGGTTTTTAATTATAAATATGTTTATATTTGTATCATAATTAAAAACAACTATTATGACAACTCAAGACTATCAAAACAAAGCATTAGAATTAAGTAATAAATACAACACACCTATAAAAGTAGGTATGAACTACGAAAACAAACCTTGCCTAGAGCTTTTAAATTCAGATAAAGCTAACACCTTAAAAGAAATGAAAGTAGCTCAAGGTTTTAGAATAGGCTTTAATGCTTTCGGTTCTACTTATACACTTTAATAATGACAAAAGAAAGAAAAAGACTAAAAGATATAGCGATTAACAATGCTATATCTTACTGGACTAAAAAAGGGAACAAAGAACACGTAGAGTATTTTAAACTTTTAAAAAAGAAAACTTATTAAACCACCAAGCGACCATTAACCAAGTCGCTTATTTACTTTAATTACATCGCTTTCGTAGCTTAGACGATACATTACCTCTCCAATGCTCATTTGCATTACCTCTTCTTTGCTTTTGTTTTCGGCTGCTGCGCATACAACAAAGGTATGATACCATCCCCACTTTAAAGCAAAGCCTTGCATCATATCACTATTGCCTTTTGAGCTGCTTACTTCGTAGAGCTCGGGGTATAGATCCCTAAGTCTTTGGCGAGATTGTAAAAAAAAACTAGGGTGCTTGTGTAAACCGATAAGGGCGCATCTAAGAGCGAAACGGCACGCCTTGCATCGTATTTCTTTACAGAATAGAAAACGGACGCTTTACGCTTTATAGGACGATATAGAGCGTTAAGGAATATATGCGCACTATCTAATTCTGTTGCGTGATCTTCTGCATCTGCAAACGCACCGCTTTCTATATCGTTAAGCTCGGGAACCATTCCGTATTCGGTGCTGCCTATCTTAAACCTCATCACGTGCTTAGGCTCCTCCTCCATAGCTTTGCTTATATGCTGCAAGGCTTCATCATATACCGATTGTGGTACTTGATTAAGCTCTTCTTGTGTGAGGTTAAGGTAGATAGCTATCTGCTCGCGTTCTGGCTTGTCTTGTGCTTCTATGTACTGCCTTAGTGTGATATCGCTTTGGCTTGTTGGGATAATTACTTTCATTCGTTAAAATATTGTTTTGCGTATTTGTAAGCGTAATTTAGTTTTTCTAAATCTTGTCCATTGCTTAGGTTTATGTTTTGTATATCCACTCCTTTAAATTCCTGAATATACCTTCGCACTTGTTGTACTTTGTATTCAATTTCGTTAAACATAGTATTGTCCTTTGTGTGGGTTATCTAGGTGGTAAGTAACGTTGTACCTAATTCCATCTAGTAAGTGATTCCAATCGTCTACATACATCTTACTTGCTCTATCTGAATAGGTATAGTTGTTTAGTTCCTTTGCTAAGTTAACGCTATCTGGATGGACGATCAATTCAAAGTCCAGCATCATCTGTACACCGCTTTCAATCGTTCCCTTTTTAACTGCTTGTATGTTTGCTCCTCTACTCTTTAGGTCGCTTATAAGTCTAGGCTCGGCACTATCCGCAATGATTAAACCCTTGCCCGCTATCTGGTTTAACTTAGCACTAAGGATATTTGTCTGCAAGCCTTTTTGATAGATGCATTCCTTTAGATATATCTTACGCTTTGCCTTGTCTATTGCAACTTCCGTTAATGCATCGGGATCAATACTAAAACCAAAGTCAAGCCCGAATGAAGTCTGTAACTTGTCAGGGTTAAACTCTCCAAACCTCCAGTTTTGAAACACAACCCCCTCGGCTTTATCTAACCAGCCACCCATGATTTTGTGGTCAAATTTGCTTTGGTTAGTTCGTTTTAGCCTTTCAATATCCTTGATGTAACTAGGGCTTAAATTCTCCAGGTTATCAAGGTAAGTTGTATGTATGTAATTAGTATCTTCTTTAATTGTATTAGAGCTGCCTTGTACACCTCTTTCAGTAAAGAACCGCTTATATATCCAATGCTCCTTTGTCGTAGGGTTCATCATCATTATAACTCTATTCTGTACACCCTTTTGTCTTACACTTAAATTGATCGTATCGAATTTGTCCTCGTCTGTAAGCTCCTCCGCTTCGTCTAGTATCCAAGTGCTTAATCCTTCAATTGATTTTAGGTTTGCCGTTTGATCTCCGCTGCTAGTTTTGATACCTCTGAATAGTATCTTACTACCGCTTACTTTGTTTATGATCTCGTCTTTGGTAACTACAAAGTCCTGCTCCCTTCCTAGTAATTCAATCTTACTTAGAAATTCTGGAATGATTGAGATAGCAGCCGACCTAAGTGTATAACGTGTAAACAGAATCACATGCCCCTTCTCATAGCTTAGTATCAAAGTGAGCAAGGATATAGCAAATGACTTGCCAGAACCACGCCCTCCCGTTACTATGCTGAACTTTGCATCGCTTCCGAATAGTTCGTATTTAGGGTTTATTATAACCAAACTTAATAAGCTCTTTAAAGTTCAGCGTATCGCCATTACTTGTGATGTCTATGCTATCCTTTGGCTTTCCTATGTAGTACTCTAAGAATAGTTTAATCGCTGGAATGTCTCCAGTACCTGCTACCTCTTTTAACTTCACAATAACATCAACCACATCGTCAACCGTTGCAGCTTCTTTAAGGGCTTCCTTGTATTCGTTCTTGCGTCTGTCTATCGGCTTTTTTGCCTTAGTGCTATGCCCTCTATTTCCGTTGTTTTTTCTGTTATCTTCCATTTTCTAATACAATGCTAACTATTAGATTTACTTATACTTATCCGCAATCATATTAATTGCGCTTATGAGTTGCTTCCAACTTGCAGCGGTGCATGTTCTACATGGTGCTATATTGGTTAACCGAACTGAATTATATATATCCTCGATCAAGGTCATATCATCATCTTTTAAATTCGTGCCGTTCCAATTCTTTTGCCACGCTTTCCACTTGTCAAACTGCTCTTTTGTCATCTCGTCCTTTACGGAGTTGTAAGAGATTAATTTGTTGAGCTTGTTTTGACGTTTCTTGCAAGATTCGCAAGGTTCTATTCCAGCCCATTTGGTAACCTTTGCGATAGTGTCGCCTAGTCCTTTACTTCTCGGTGTTGCTTTCTTCTTTGCCATAGTAATGTATTAACGAATTGATGAGGGTTTTTGTTTTATAAGTTCCTTACCAGTGATTGCGAAGTATAGGTTTTGGAGTTGGTGGATGTGTTTAATTTCTGTAAGGTGAATGTTGTCATAAAAAAAGTTCCAAGAACCTTTGTCGGTGTACTCGTTCTCCATAATTAAATCATCGTTAATTTGATATTCATAAGTTCCAATATCTTCAAACCCTAAATCAATTAACCGTTGTTGTGTGATTAAGATGGGGTGGTAATCTTCAATATCATCCTCACCCAAATATAAGTCTGAAAAATCTTCTAGCTCAACTATAAAATTTAAGTTGTCTTGATATTTAATGTAATTCCCAATTCTCAATTCTTTTGCTTGTATCATAACTCCCCTTTTTTTAACAGCTCATAAGCTGCTTTTAAATTACTGTCTTTTCTTAACTCGTCTTTGATTGCTTTGTTCTTGCTCCATAGCTTATAGGCACTATACCCCATCTTATTTGCCGTAGCTCGTACGGTGTTATCCATGTTGGTAAGTACCGCCAATTTTGCGTCTTCATCTAAATATGAAATCCCCTTTTGAACTTTGTTGACTAGGTCGTCGTTGTCGTGTTCGCTAGGGTCAAAGCTTAGCTCTATATCCTCTATATTTATACGCCCTCTTTGCTTTCTAATGTGGTCAATGAAAACTGAATTAAGAACCCGATATATATATCGCTTGTTCCATTTCGGAGGTGGGTTGCCTGCGACTTTGAGGTACATATCCTGCACTATATCGTCTGCCAGTATTTCACACCCGCACATTTTAATAGCAAGCTTTCTCCAATAGGTATCTAGTTTTGCTAATTCGTGAAGCTGCTGCATAGTGTTTGTATTAGTGTTTTAAATTCATCTAGGCTTCTTACTATGAAGTAACTAAAGCCTTGCTTCTCGATTAGCTCTTGCCAGTCCTTTTGCTTGCCTTGTTGCTTGCCCTTTGGTGTTTTCCATTCAATCATAAAGGCTTTACCCTTGAGGTACAAAACCATATCAGAACGTCCAGCTTGCAGCCCCATTGCTTTATTCTTAGCCCCTTCTATTTTGTTACGGCTATTGTTAAAGTTATAGTTAAGCAAGCCCCTTAGTTCTGGGTATGTGTTGTGAAACCATTGATAGGCTTCTGCTTGTAGTCTATCCTCTCCCGCTTCCATTATAGGTAGTGATCATCTTTTGGAACTCTAAAGCCGTACCAGTTTTGTTTACTTGGGTTGATCATAGATTCGTAAGAGTGCTTAAAAAATCTAGGGTCTTCATCTGTTAGCCATTCAATTCGAATGCTGTAAATAAGGTTTGCTCTTACCAACTGGTAAAAAATATATCCTACTGTTAAAATTGCGGTTGTTAGTATCATTGTTTTTTTATTTGCCGCTAAAATAATACATTAAAATGTTAATTCCTAATTTTTAACTGATAATTTACCCACTTACTTGAATAGCCTTTGTATTTAGCATATTCTTTGAGTTGCCCTTTTGTCCTTAGTTGATGAAATATCCACCCCGATTTGTACCCTTTTGCCTTTGCTAATTGCTCCAGCTCCTGAAAACTTGCATCGCTTGCCGCTTCCTTTACTTGTGCATATGATAGTAGTTTAAGCTCAGCGATTACCGCTTCTTCTTCCTCTTCCTTTGTCGGTGGAAATACATGGTCGCAGTAATTGCACTCTTTAGATTGCGCTGCAAGGTAAGCCCCACAACTTGGGCATTCTTTAATTGGTGCAACTCCTAAGC